GTCGCGGGCAATGACGGAGAGTTCATCGTATCGGAACTGGAGGCCGCGCAGATTAATGACATCGATGTGATCGAAATTACCTGTCTTGTAACTGGCTTGGATCATTTCAAAGCGGGCTCTGACCTCCCAGGGCATCAACTCGAAATTAAGAAGCAGGACTTGACCTGAAGGCACGGATTTGCCCCACCACCCAAAACCGTTAGCACAACAGTAAAGGAGCTCAAAAATAAGGAAGCTTTTGCGAGATTTGCTTGGGGCACTGATCAGCAATTTCCCGCCTTGGTAAAGGAGACCTTGAATCACGACAGGAGGCGGCGTGTTAGGAAGATCTGAAATTCGCTGCACGCTGAAATGGCGTACATCTTCTTGAGCGAATTGGTCGAAGAATTCCTTCCCTGGAGTGACCATTATTTTGCCTTGGGAAAAACTGCAATCCGAATTTTCTCCTTTCCCGATATCCACCCGACTGCCTGATACTGGCGACCGGCAATTTTGCCCGAACCGGTTAAATCCGGCTGGGAAGTACGTTTTTTCTCTCGATTGAGATAAAGCGTAATGAAGCCGCGAGGCCGGTCCAAGCCCAGTTTTTCGCGTTCCAAGTTGACCAACTCGCGAATCATTGCGGCCATCAAATCCACATCGGCCTTGATCTGGGGAGAGGAGTCGATCAATCGGCGGCGTTGATCATCCTCGGCGATTCTCAAGACCCGCTCGGTGCGCAGCGCCTGGTCATTGTTCACGGCCAGCGCCTCCGGTTCGTATTGAGTGCCAACTTGGCGCAGAAAAAGTTGACGCGCCGTTTGGGCGGTGATAAGAAAGCCGGGCAGCAGGTGTATTCATGGGTCAGAGCATGAGTTTGCCTACCTTCTTCAAGCACGAAAGGCTCGGGATGTAACCTCCCCGGGCCTTTCCGGCTTTAAAAGGGGCGGGAGACTACTCTTAGCACTGAACCGCAACCACTGGCGAGCGTTTTCCGAGCCGTTTTGTTACTTGGCCGCTATCATGACCCGTCTTTAGGCCCAAACGCGCCAGAATCGGCCCATAGGCGCGGCGTCAGGCCGATTTGGATTGTCGCCGTGCGCAGATTGTGCGATTGGTGACCAATCGTTGGTTAAAACTTGTTGCGCCCGGTCACTGAGTGGTGGCCGGGTTCTTTTTTTGGCAAAAAAAACGGAGCCGATTCGAGCGACTGAATCAGTTCCGCTTGATGAAAACTCAAACTAACCCACCGCCAAGCTAAGCGCGCGATCAAGTCCAGTGCAAGTCTATTTGCGCCGCGCGGCCCGGATAGCGCCCCAGAGCAGGAGCGCCAGGATCAGCATGGAGAGGGTGTGCAACATTGGCTATTGAGTCCGGTTACTGCGCCGTCTGCGTTGCCTGGCGCAGTTCAGTGATGAGTTTGATTCTCTGGAACCGTGTCGCGCCGGCCAGGGCATCCGCCGCGCGATCAGCTAGTTCCTCCAGGTACAGCTCATTACGTTGTAGAACGACGATCTCGTTCCTCAATCGCTCGATCTCGGCGGCTTGCTCCTTGAGCCGGTCCTGGATATCGTCCCACGCCGCGTTGGAAACTTCTCTCATTGGCCGAGCTGGGAAACGTGGCGGATGCCATGGGCGTGCATATAGGCGCGCACCTTGGCGATTTCGCCATCTGAAAGATCGCTGTAACCTGAATCGTGCAGGTAAAGGCGGATCGCCGCCTCATCGTCGTAGAGGTTAGCGATTGACGGGATCGGGTCGCCCTCGGTTAAAGCCGGGTTAAACTTAGGACCATTCGGATAGCCTACCGCTTCACGGCGAGCTGATTGAGCGCGGCACGCTTCCACGAAAGCCTTATCATCAGCCGCTTTTTTGATCAAGGCTGCTAGGGCACGTTCTTGCGCTTGTTGTTCCGCCAAGGCGCGGGCCTCGGCAAAGTCAATAGCATTTTGCCGGGCTTCCTGCCGCTGCATGCGTTGTTCCCGGACGACATCGACCTGGGCCTGCGTGTCCAGGGCGCGTCCCACCTGTTGCCAAACCGTTTCAGTTTGCGCTTTGACGTTTCCCGCGAGCGCACAGGCGCCCAGGGCCAGTAAGAAAAATCGTTTCATTGTATCCATCTAATACGACCGAATCATAACGAAATTAAGCCGATTCCGGCTGGCCAGTGAACGGATCGGTACCTCGGGTTTAAGCCCGGCGTGATGCAGCCGGTTGTAATGGGCGTCGCACAACCCGCGCGCTTTCATCGGACGCAGGCAACCGGCGATGCTGCATCTTTGCCATCTAGACACGTTCCTTGAGCGGCCGGCCGGCTCCATCCCGCGCGATCTCTGGCGGCCGCAACCTCCGGCGCGTCGTTTTGAGCAGCTCATGCGTCACGTACAAGAGCCAGCCGAAATAGAGCAGCAGACCGGCCACGACGATGCTCAAAGCGCACATGATAACAAAGAAGATATCTTTCACGGTTTTATCTTAATGGCTCCTTTAGATTGATATAAGCCTTGGTTAGAAGCTCCAGTTCCCGTTCCAACTCGGCGATTCGCTGCCTGGCGCGACCGAGTTGTTCATCTTCGGCGGCCGCACTCTCCGGCACATGCTGCCCCCACTTCTCTTTGGTGGCCTCGATAAACTCGTACATCGCCCGCACGATGTCCGAGCGCTGCGCGTTAGAGATATAGTTCATCCGGCCACCTGCTCCGAACGGGAACGCCAGAACAACAAAACCCCAACCGTAGGGCAATTGATGATCGACGTGTCGTCCTAATGCTTGTAAATCAGCACGAACCTTTTGATCTTCCTGTTCTTGCGGTGTGCTCATGTCAATCTATCGGGTTGGAATAGGGCCCGCTGCGGTCCGCGCAGAGAGAAACCCATAACGATAAGGCAACAGAACGCCAGCCCAAGCAAAAGCACCGCGTCACAACCATCGCCGTCACCTTCGCTCATTGGCCGCCCCATTCGCTCGGTCCTTCATTCCACAACCGCCAGTGCGTCCAGAGCCAGTTTTTGGTTGCCCGGATACCGACTTCGGCCGAGCTCCAGAGCTGCACCTCGGTCCCGGACCGTAAGAATTTCTCCCGCATTTCGATCTGGTCCGGCGACAGCTTGGCCCCGTCCATTTTCATTTCGCCCAGGAGCGCCCGGCCGTCCCGGTAGATGCGGAAATCCGGCATTCCCTTGCGATTGGTCGTTTTGCGGTCGGTCCTGGACCAGTCAAATGTCAGCTTGCCGGCTTCCTCCTGCAGCATAAGCCAGCTGACCAGCGTGTTCTGTTCTTGGCGCTCGAGCCGACGCAGCCCTTTGACCAATGCCTCCTCACTGGTTAGGCCGGCGTTCGGATGACCGACGGCAGCCGCGACCACCTGGCGATCGGCCGGGGCCATGCGCTCGAGCTGCTCTTTAGAGAGGCTGGCTGGATCGGTGCCCATAGCTCCTACAAAAGGTTTTCTTCTCGGCGCCCGGCAGCTTTAAGCAAGTGCTCAAGGATTGCCGCCATAAACGCAATCTCTTTATCGGCCTTGTCCTGAGTCATCCGATCATCAGCCACCCAGCGTGGATACACCCGTTTGCGCATAAGTAGCTCGCGTTTGGCGCAGCCGATCATATCATCCATACTAACAAAGCGTTCACTCATGGCTAGTTATTCTCCGGGGAGGCGCCGCCAACCATATCGGCATACGTGGCAAAAAAGCGGTCTTGGCTTTGCCGCAGCCTGGAGGATGCCGCCTCGATCAAAACCCTTTGGCCAGGCGTCGGCTTCGTGTTTTGCAAGGCCAGGATAAGATTGTAGAGCGTGCCGTGCATGGTGGCTAATTCCGTCGCCAGATCACCGGCAGCTTTTTCAAACAGTTCTTCTTTACTCATTTGTGCGCTCTTTGCGGATTGTTACTTTGAGCGGCAAGTCCGCCTGCGCGGTATTGATCGATTCCTCGACCGAATTCTTGATCCGGTGACTCGTGCTCATTGTATCTTTAGTTGTTGTGATTTCCTGCGCGCGTTTATCCATTTTAAGACTCGGTCCTGCGTTAACGAATCCAAAGGCTCCAAAGCCTCCCATACTATCCGCATTGCTTCGAACTCATCCTGAGGATCGCCGAGCGGCTTCGGTGGTGCTATAATTTTAGTTCGTTGTGCGATCGTTGTTTCAACTTCGAATTCACTTCTCGGTGCCAATCCTCCAGCACGGTTAATCATGTCACGCTGGGTGCTACATATGGCCTCTCTAATCCATTTAGTTTCTACTTCCCGACCGTGTTTATATGGGTCTATTTCCTCACCACAGCAACCGTTGCTGTTCCCACTCATTGTCGCAATCATGGGCTCGACCGATGCGAGCACTTTCGTTTCGATTACAGGCTGAGCCTGCGCTATGATCGGCTCAAGAAGTCCCTGAGGTTCTTCCGTTGGCAAATCTAGACCAAAATTATGGATCTCGAAGTCTGAAGATTTAAGCTTCGACCATCCAGTTTTAGTGATATGCCAAGCATCATTGCCACCAACTCGCGTTGTAATGTAGCCATCTTTTTTGAGTTCTCTGATCAGTCTATAACAGTATTTCTCGAACGGTCTTTGATCATGTGCGTGCGGCCCGATCGCTTCGTGGATGTGTTCTATCGTATAGATTTCAGCACATCGAATCGCGATATCGCGACCTGCTATGCTCGGTTTTTTGGATTGCCCAAGCGCAAAGAGAATCAAAATCTTGAACTCCTTTTCTGGATAATTTTTTCTCATTTGACCATGACGGACATGCGGCCTGTGTTGGAAATGAAAAAGTCCAGTTTTTATAATGTTCTCGCCTTTAGGAGTTAGAGCAATAGCGCCGCGTATTGGGACCTCCAGATACTGCTCACCGTTCTTCCCAAGCGCCGAAAGAGCATTCTGAATCGTGCTGACTGAAATACCCTGCGGCAGTTGAGGTGTTATTAGTTCTAGTAGTTGTTGACGATCGATCAGGTGATCGCCTGACTCCTTGAAAAGCAACATTATCAAGCGCTCGACTTTCCCAAGTGGCGTGAGCTCATTGACATCAATCTCGATCGGCCCGGAGAAATCCGACTGTGGACAGCTATATACGTCATTTAAAATCCATTGCCCTTGAGTTTGCTGCAACAACATTCCTTGCTTGCATAAGCCGTGGATTGCTTTATCGACAATTGACGTAAACTGATTGCGAAAAGGTAGACAACGATCTCCGAGCCGGGTTGGATCAAGGTCAAGCCGTTTAATAAGCTTTTTCGTAACGGCTTTAGTGCCAAGAATTCCGTTGTGTTCTTGGAAGCATTTTACAATTTCCTCAACGAGCTCAAGCTCCTGAATGTCTCTATAGCTGCGAGCCGCCATTGTCATCGCTGCTCCTCCTTTCCTCTTGGCGTACAAGTCGCCATAAACGCATCAACAGCGCTCGCTTGTGCTGAAGCGCTTTAATGCTTGGATCATAAGCCTGGGCGGCAGAAAGAATTTCATCGGCAGTTCCCCGTTCCGGTCCGTATAGGTCTATGTACGCGCCTTTTCTAAGCGGGCACCGAACATTGTCCATGCCCAGCTTTAAAATGACTTGACGCTGAACATAAGGAACATTCAACTCCGCTAGCCTCTCCTCTCGAGTTTTTTCCCTTCTGATAATCTTGGGATCCTTTTGGACAGTCTTTCGCACGAACTCATAGAGTCCACGTTGAAAACAAGCTGTACAGATAGCCGAATCTCGACTGATTTCAGGGCGCACCAGTGCAACCTCGAAAATTTCTGGCGCTTCTCTTGTTTTACCTTCTATCTTAAATTCCTCTATAATTCTTGAAATAATCCAAGTCAATCGCTCTTCTGGTCGGAGTTGCATAGGCCGTTAACTTCCTTTAGAAAGTTATTGATTCTATTAACTACTTTTTTACACGCAGCTAAGTCCTCGCTGAGTATTTCTGGTTCGCCAAAGAGTTCGATTTGAACTCTCGCAATCGCTGGTATATCGAAATCTGAGTGTTCGGCGAATTGTTCGATTGGCCCCATGAACTCGATATAAGCAAAATCTTTCGGTGTAGCCTTTGCCTTTTTCATAGGCTCGAAGTGTTTATTTAAACACCTCTTGATTTCGGCCTTCATTTTGGCAACCGAGCGCGGCTTTTTCTTACCTTTTTTGAGCGGTTCCTCACACCAATCGAGAATTTCGTCAGCGAGTTTCGGCTTCGAAACTCGTACCGGGACGATCTGTTGATGATGGGCAAATGTAAGAAGCCCATGACGAAATGGTCTTTTAAATGCACGGCAAACAGTACCGCAATTTATACAAGTTCCGTAGGCAGGCCCTGTCCATGTCGGACTTTCAACAATATGGCGGCGGGCCCCATATTTTTGTTCACCGAAAATCCACCAGTCACCGACCATCCATTGATAGGCAGTTTCAACGTCGCCGAGATTGCGCCCGATTTCCTCCCATTCGACTTCATTGATACCATCTGAAAAAACTAATCCCGTACGCGTCGCCTTGACGCCATTGAGAACTATTAATTGGGTTTCGTTATCCATTTCAGTTTCTTTAGCCTTCCTCTAACGCAGCCACCTTCGCTTCACGGCAGCTCCAGCGTGACCAGCCGCGATTTGCCGCTCACCCGTTTGAGCGAGGCCGCATTCGGTCGCTCCTCGACGAGCCCCGTCAAAATCACGTTCATGCGCTCCTTGAGCTCTTTCCCGCGGAGCCCGAGCTTCTTGCCCAGCGCGCGTTCCAAGTCGCCTAACCGATAGTTAGCCGCGCCGTTGATTTCGTCCAGCTCGAGCCATTCGCCCAACCGCTGACGGGCAGCCTCCCAGTCGACGACCTCGCGCCGGATATTGCCCGGCACCATCGCATAACCCGGCAGGTCGTAAGCCGGATCCGCGGTCAATCGCTGAGCATAGTGCTCCCGGATTGAATCCAGATGCTCCTGAAGGAGTTCAACCTCATCAAGCAGCTTGGCGCCGCGCGCGCCGTCGGGCAGCGCCGAAACCTGGGTCTTGGCGACCGGAAGAACGAGATTTTTCACGGCTTGGCACACTAAAACGGCACCACAAAACCGACAGGCCTCCGGGCTGGGAGAGAGCGCTGCCATCGGGTCTTGGATAGTCCGTAACGTCTTCAGGATATCGGTATAAGCTGCCGCCAAATCTGCAATAGAAAAACGGCGTTCGCTTACACCATAAAAAACAGTGATTATCTGAACAACGACCTCGCGCAACATGCTAGGCAGATGGAGCGCTACGAGCACCGCCAGCAATCGCATTTGCGGATTCATTTCGGCTTCATCAATTTCAAGGTGACCCGTTTTGAAATCCTGCACCAGCGCAACGCTTGGCGTATAAACGCACCGATCAAATCGCCCGCTGGCCGCCTTGTGCCCATTGACGGTGAGCCACAGCCGTTTCTCGGCCAGCTCTTGAGTCGGCTCATCGCCAAAGATCCGGTGCACTTGTTCGGTCGCACGCTCCTGCAAAAAATCGGCAGTTTGCTGCTCGGATTCATCGAGCTTGATTTCGTTGCCGTCCTCGTCGACTTCGCCCGCCAGGTATGCATGGATCAAAGACCCACGCCGAGCCGCCGAAGATGTCTCGTGTGCCGCCTGGCCAAGGCGCTTAGCCTCCTGCTCAAGTTGCCAGCTGCCAGCACAGAGTTCGTTGCGTCGCCAGCTCGACGCGCTTGGTAACCCGAGCCGTTCATCGATAAGTTGGCTACTTAGTTGGGCGGGTCCGGCGCAAACCTCATCGGCTCGTTCGTCTTGTTGTGATTCAATCATAACCTAGAATGGAATATCGTCCGGTTCCACATCGTCACCGCCAGCCGCTGCTTGAGCGGCATTTGCGGCTTTGTTAACTTCGGCCGGGCTGTAGCTTTGCGGCGGCTGTTCGGCAGTCGGCCCGACCTGCTTCGGCCTCATAAACCAAGCCACCTTGTTCACCTCTTTGCCGGCCAGCGATCCCTGGGCGGCAATCTCTACCTTAAGGCGACATTTGCCTTTCGCGCCAACTAACCGTTGCCAGTCCGGTTCCTCGCCCACTTTTGGCGCACGGTTTACGGCCAGCAGAAATTCGGCAATTCCATCCCTGGCTTCACCGCCAGATGTGGTCCCGGTCCAGGGATTAGCGAATACCGGCACGCCTTGAGGTTGAATGGAAAGTTTAACTGACAAAATCCATTTATCATTTTTTTGATAAGGCTCATCACATGAAGCAACGCTGAAAAGGTAATCACCTTCTGGCAATGGTCCGAAAACCCGCTGCTCCGGTTCTCCGCGATATATATAGCTCATCGATCGTGAAACTTGTTAATGCCGTCCTGCAACGCTTCCCAGCTGAATTCGAGCGGGCTCTCCAGGTCGTACCGGTTCTTGGCTTCGTACCCCGTTGCCGGCTGCGTCCACAGAACCCGGTCACCGCTGACAATCCCGCGGCCTTTGCGCGCTTTTGGCGTGTCCTTTTGGATAGTGGTCTCCAGCTGGACAAACAGAATCAGATCAACCATCTGGCGGATGATCTCCGCGCTCTTGTCATGGATCTTCATCACCCACCGGTCGTAAGGCGTTGAGAGCGACGGATCGGCAAAGGTTTTGACGTGGGCATGGGCCGTTAGTAAGACATTGTACCGCTCGCTCATATCACTTAGCTTCGAGAGTAAACCGGTCCAGAGCTCGCGCGCCCTGGTGTAGCCTTTACCCCATCCACCGCCGAACTCCTCAATCGACTTAACCTTGCCCTCCGAACAAACCCGCTGCCAAACTAGGAGTTCGGCGGCATCAACGGTGTCCAGGATGATCGATTCATAGTCGTGCTCTTCTTTATCAAGCGCATCGATCTGTTCATAGAGCCCTTTAAAATCGCGTGGCACCGGGAGCTTGGGCACGTTAACTTGGTCGAGGCGCTCGGTAGCAATCACAATTGGCTTAGGCAAACTTGCCGCAAAGGTCGATTTACCGATCCCAGGTTGCCCATAGAGCAAACCAAAGATTGGCCGACGCCGTTTACGCACGGTGACCTGATCAAGAATGCTAGCCTTGCGTGGTTTAGCCGCTTCTTGCGCCGCCCGCTCGGCAAACGGGTTGACCTCTGGCGGCGCTTCGAGCGTAGTTGTTTGATTGTCGTTATTCATCTGGTGTTAGGCAATGAAAAAGGTTGCGTCAAAAATGGCTTCGTAATAACGCCGGCCTGCCGAATGCTCCGGGTAGGAGAGCCATAGGCGCTTAAGCACGCGCCGGGCCCGCCAGCGATTATCGATTTGGGCGATGGAAGGGTGTCGTATCATAACTATGTATATACTATGGTTACGACTCAATCGCAACGAACTTAAGGACTTTTCCCATCCGAATTGACCAGCTTTCGGATATACTGCGAGACGGTCAGATCCAGACTTTCCGCTCGTTGCCGGATCAAGGGCTTGAGCTCTTCTGGCACACTGATTGAAAGTTTCTGCACCGGAACTTTTTGCTTTGTTTTGTTCATACTGGGTCGTAAGATAGCAAATAATGATCGAACAAATTTACCAACAAACCACTTACCGACCCTTCCGCCCGTTTTTTATCGAAACCAGCGGTGGCACCTTGGTGCGGGTAAGTCGCCCGGAATGGATCTTTTTTCCGCCAGAGAGCGGACACCTGATCGTTTACCAAGGTGGCAGCGCCGCCTTTATTGCATTCCGAGATATCCGAAACGTTCTGGTTGAACAGCCACCAATCCCCGTTAAAGAGGAACTTGGCTAAATGGCCACTAAGAAAACCGCTGGCCGCACGTACGTGTCGCTCTCGTTCTCCTGCCCGCCCGAGATGGAAGCCGCAATCAATCGGCGGTGTGTGGAGCTCGGCCTCGACAGCCGCAGCGATTATCTGCGCCGGCTCTTTGAGCGCGACCTGATCGCGGTCGGTTTGTACAATCCTCGCGACATTCAGCGCGATGCGCCGCCACGAATCCGGCGCGGCCGCCAG